AAAGCAATCCTAAACTTATGCGTCTGATGTTTTACTTTATGAAAATGCCGGACGAAGAATTAGACAAAGAAATAGAAAGACTGTCAAAATGAAAGTATTTCTATATGAAAGGGTGTCAAGTGAAGAACAGGTAAGGCATGGCTATTCATTAGATGCACAGGACGAAGCACTAAAGCAGTTCTGTGAAAAGAATGGTCATGTTGTTTTGGGTGTGTATCGTGATGAGGGTATATCTGCAAGAAAGCCGTATACTAAACGCCCTGCTATGGTTCAATTGCTTAACGATCTGGAGCAGGTGAAGCCAGATATTATCTTATTCACTAAATTAGACAGATGGTTCAGAAACATAAAAGAATACTACAAGGTTCAAGATATATTAGACAGAAACAAAGTCAATTGGAAAGCGATCAATGAAGAATACGATACGTCCACAGCATCCGGCAGGTTGTATGTGAACATCAAACTGTCTATAGCGCAAGACGAAGCAGACAGGACATCCGAACGCATAAGGGATATACAAGGACAATTGATCGCACAAGGTAAGTTCCTTGGTGGCTCACTGCCTTTAGGTTACAAACTTGAAAACAAGCACATCGTATTCAGTGACGATATAAAGATAGTAAAAGAAGCCATAGACTACTTCACACTACACCAAAGCGCATACAGTACGGCACAATATATAAATGAAAAGTATGACCTGTCCTACAGTTCACAAAGCCTTATAAATCTACTGCGTCACCCATTACTTAAAGGTGAATATCATAACCAACCCAATTATTGTGAAGCGTTACTGACAGACGAAGAATGGTCAGCACTTCAAAGCATCACCCAAAGAAACATAAAGAAAGCATCAAAGAAACGTGCCTACCTTTTCAGCGGTCTTATCAAGTGTCCCTGCTGTGGGTGTAACATGGGTGGCGTTACTACATCCGGCATCAAGTATTACAGATGCAATAAGAAATTCAATTCCACTTGTGATATGCCACACAACATAAGAGAACAATTCATTGAAGAATGGTTGCTTGAGAACGTAGAAGAAAACTTCAGAGTTAACGTCACAATGAAGCCTAAAGAGCAAAGTGAAAGTCCGAACAAATACAAGGAAAGACTGTCAAGGCTTAATGATATGTACCTAATGGGCAACATCACACAAGAAGAATACAAGGCCAAGTCTGCTGACTTACAGAAGAAAATAGCCGAATTGTCAAAAAAGCCTGTGCTTAAAACGCAAAATTTCAGCGCAAATTGGCATGATCTATACCATGAATTAGACGAAGAAAAACAAAGAGCATTCTGGCATGGCCTACTGTCAGAAATCGTTGTAGACGTTGCAGGGCAAGTGGTTCGGCTATTGTACTAACTTCCCCTCACTGTCATGTCAGCGTGGGTTAGTACAAGATGGGTTGAAAATGCAGTAAAAATACAAGGTATAACTTATCAATAGCATATAAAAAAATCGCTTAAAACGCAAATAAAAAGGTCGGTTTTCCAAAGCCTTGAAATTCCAATGGTTTCAGAACGCAAAAAGACCCCTACCGCTATGGTAAGGGTCTAATTGCGTGAAGAAAGAGGAAAAGCGTCCGGCTGTCACGGACTGTGCTTGACTTTCACTAAATTTTTCCCTCGGCTTGCAGTTTTTCTACCTTTGCTTTGATGTACGTATTGCCTTTCAGATCATCGGTATAGTGTTCGTATTCTTCGTAGAACCTTTCCTTTTCGGTTTCGCTTATAGCATCACCACGCTCAATGTCTGCTATGCAACGGACAAGAAAATTCTTTGTTGTTTCCTTGTCTACCTTGGTTATTGCTTTTGTTACAGGTTCAAGTTGCTCTTTGATCGTGGCAATAAGCACACCCTTTAGTTTTACGTACACAGTTGAAAATCCCACAATAATTACTGTCAGCAGTCCTATGTCTGCGGCTATGTTGTTTAGTGTTAAGTTACCAAGCATACGCACCACCTCACTTTGCACGAAGCACCTGTATGGTGCTTTGTTTTACATTGCTTGCTGTCCAAGGCTTTGACTTTGCCATGCGTGGAAATGCGTGTTTTCTTGAAGCGTGTGCTATAACACCACCGCCAAGGTACACAACTACGTGCTGACTACTTTTTCTTCTGAATCTAATTATATCACCCGGCTGAAGTGCATTGATGTTTGGTGTCTTGCCTTTGCAGACTATATACATTGTAGATGGCACAGACGGATAAGCATCCTTATAACTTCCGGGTAGAGCCTTGAATGACGATGAAACACCAGAAGCACGAACACAAGTATTAGCGAAATAACCGCAGTCAGTCTGGCTTATCTTTGCAGACTTTTTCATGTACTTCTTCAAGGCTGACTTATAAACGGACTTTGCTGATCCGTTAGGGTAACTATATTTGCTTGAAGCCGTACCCAAAGGCCATGCGTATTCTTTAGCCAATGCAGTTATGGTGTCACCCTTGGTGCTTGGCTTGGGTGTTGGCGTGGGTGTAGGGTATACGGCCTTGTCATGCTCGTTAAGGTATTTCTGCCACGCTTTCATGCTGTTTTTGCCGAAGATACCATCAGCAGATACGCCTATCTTCTTCTGCCATGCCTTAACTGTTTTCTGTCCTATAACGCCGTCCTGTGATACGCCTACCCACTTCTGCAGGTTCTTTATCATCGGTGAACCGCCCTTGCCGGACTTGTACGCCGTAAGGCTTGGGCAGTATTTCTTCATCAGTGTGGCGTTCTGACCGCTTACTACTCCGTCTTTGACAGTTCCGAAGAACCTCTGCATTTCTTTGACTGTAGCCGCACCGCCTACGCCGTCACAAATAAGTTTGCCCTTATCATCGTATGGTGATGGTGCAGGTGCAGGGGCGTTGCTTACATCTGTATGCAGTGCATTACCCATGTACGGAGCTGACACCTTGTTGCCGTAACTATTGATGCCGTTTCCGTAGGTGTAGTGGTGGTTCGGCAGTTTCTTTATCCACTTGATGCTTGCCTTTCTATTTGCAAGCGTATCTGTTACGCCTTTCTGGTAGAAGTCCACTGCCTTGCCGGACAGATGCAGACTGTTCTGTATCGAACCACCAAGTTTTGAATTATAGGTCTTGTCCCTTAAACCACACGTCACTGTTATAGGTCTGCCCCAATGGTCACGGATAGCCTGTATGTTCTTCAGCATTTCCGGCTTAAGCGTGGACGGATACCCACAGCAATACTTGCCACCGCACTCACAGCGAAACTCTTTTACACTGAAGTTCTTGGTGTATCTCTTTACATTTATGGCAGAAATCAAGGCGTTTTCCGTCTGCTGTCCGTATACGCCGTCTACGTATTTCGGATACATTACCGCCCTCTGGAAGTCCTTGACTGAAGCATAACCAAGTTCCATGAGATATTCTTTTCTTGTTTTTTCATCAAGCATGGTTACGCCTCGCTTTCAAGTTCTCCGTCTTCGTGCAACATTTCTTCGTAGCCGAGCATATCTTTCAGCAGGTCTTCATTGAAAACCTCTGTGATGCCGTCTTCCTTGTAGTTTTTGTTGCTGATGCCAAGGCACACACCAAGGAAAGTGACTACTGCCGTGATAGTGCCGACAATCTGTTCTCCGTATGGAAAATTCCATATACCAGACAGGGCAAAATAAAGTGTGCCAAGTGCCGGAAGTACGATCGTGGTTATGTACTTGAGTACGTCATAGGTCTTGTTTGAAAGTTTCATTTGTTCTCCTTTCGTGCATAAAAAATGACCCTGTTAAGGGTCTTTACTTATCTATTTTTCTTCAAGTTTTCGTATTCGGTCTTCAAGGTGCTGACAGTACGCTACAAGTGGTGCTATCAATCCTGTGTAGTTAAGTGCTTTGTATCCGTTCTCGTTTTCTGATACGAAACACCCCCAAGGGTCTATTTCTTCAACATCCTGTGCGTAGAAGCCTGTCATTTCTTCGCCACGCAGTTTGAAGCGCACAGGCTTAAGACTGCGTATAAACTTGACTGCCTTATCGTCTACTTCTTCTATGTGTTCCTTTAGTCTTTTGTCTGATGAGTGAATGACATTTCCGTTAAACAATATCCTGTTGCCCATTATGTCTATGTCAGTTGTGGAGTAAGTGCCGTCATTGCTTAAGGTTGTAATAACGCCTACTCCATAGTCTTCCACAGTACCACCCGCCATAGCCATGTTTCCGACAAAGGCATATCCTCTTGTGCTGTTTATTTCAAGTCTGCCTATGTTTTTAGGGGACACGCTTGGTAGTTCTTCGCCCTCGCTGTCATATCTGTTACCATTGCAAGTTAGGGTATAGTGCGAAGAATCGTCAAACGCTTCAAGGTCAAGAAATGCGTGATATTCTTTAGTGTTATCCGGTATCTTTTCGACAAACATTCTTGTCATAAGATTGTTGTAGTCATCTGCCCATTTGTTGTCTGGGTCTCTGTCTTCTATGCCTAACTCCAATCCGTACTGTAAACCTGCGTAGTCTTTGCCGTATAAAATTCCGTGTCTGTCATTGAAAGATATTTCCGCAACGGGATTGTTCTTTCCAAAGGACGCACCATTCGCAGAAAAAGACGACAGTTCTGTTAGTCCGTCCCTTACTGCTATACCATTTGACCTTGCAAGTAAGTTGCCACCGCCGTTTGCAGGGTCATCTAAAAAGTCTTCTTTAGTTTTTTCGGTGATATGCGCTCCTGTATCTGTGCCTGTCGAAGTGTGCCAAAAGTATTGGTCGGTATTGGCGGCAATATCGTGGATGATTTTCTGGCTTTCAAGCATTATGTTGTCTTCTGCTTTTACGCTCATATCGTTTCTAACCTCGCTGTTATGTTTATGGCTTGCTTATTAGTGACTGTATAGGTAAGTCCTGTGCCAATTACTGTGTCAGAACCTACGTTGTACCATCTGACTATTAAACCTGCATTGGTAAGGTCTGCATCCGTCATTACCCCACCATTATGAAGTACATTTGCCGTTAAGGTGGTATTGACTAAAGTGGTGGTGAAGTCCGAACCTGCGCTTGATGTTATTGTCAAGTCATATTCTTTCATCATCTGTGCAAAACCTGCGAAGTCAGCCGCAAGTTGTGCTACCTTGTCAGATATGCCGGATGCTTTCAGCAAATATTCACCTATGATTGCTGACTTTGTATCGTCTGCTTCACAAGTGGTTATCTGAAGTAAACGTGCTTCTAAATACAGTTCGTCATTATCGTCAATGATGTTTACTCTGTCACCTATCTGTGCGTCTTCCGGCAGGGTGCTGAAGTCTACTTCGTAATTCACAGCCGGATATGAACGTTTCTGCAGGTCTGCCCTTGCTTGCCCTGCCAATATAGCCTTATCGGTTGTATCGAAAGAAAATTCGCCTACAAGCAGTCCGTCTTCGTCTATGACGCTTGACCATCTGTCCATAGCCGTTTTGTTTCGCATCTGGCCTGTTGGCTTGTCTACCTCGTACACGTCCCCGGTTATCGGATCAGTGTATGAATAAGTGTAGTTGACAAGGTTTATAGGATTGTCTGCTCCGTCTGGTGTACCGCCTGTTACGTTCAATGCAGTATAAAGGTCTGCAATAGATGTCCGTGTTATTATTCGGTCTATGTCATAGTTCAGCCTTAACTGTGGTATGGCTTCTTGCAGACCCCTTTTCTTTACTACATTGACTATCTTTTCTTTTACCTGCAGTTGTTCAATTCTGAAACTGTAGTACAATTCGCAGTCCCACAGACCGACAACAGACCTTATTCTTTCGGTGCAGGTGGAAGAACCGTCCCACGTATTTGACTGCGTGGTTGTGGGTGCGTCTGCGATACTTACTGACCAATCAGCAGGTAGGAAGTATGCAAGCATCTCCCCCATAGTCTTGTTGATAAGCGTTACCGCTCCGCACAAGGTGTTTATAAGGTCGATACCTGCATCTTCCGCATAGAGTGATACTTCCTGTTCTTTTGTGTCAACTTCTGTTTCAAGTATCTGATAGAAAGCATCGTAGTTGTCATAAGCACCCTTTTTCAGAATGTAGTTACCTGCGGCTGTTGCGCTTTCTATTTCGGTTCTTGTGTCTGCGTCCCATGTAAGGACACATTCAAACGTGTTGACACCGCTTTCTACATCTTCAACTGTTTTGTCATCCATCACCCTTATGCCGTCCGGCAGTTCGGTTGAAGCGTGGGACAGAATATTAAATTGTCTGTCGCAGAAATAAAGTATCATATGAACACCTCGTTGAAGATAATTTCTACTTTCGGCTTGTAGTTTTCGTTCACCCAATCAGACCAAACCGCCCTTATGATATTCTGCCCCGGCTTGATGGTGAAGTCTTCCCAATCGTTTCCGAGCGCACCATACTGCGGTTCTAAATGTCCCTCTGCACTACCTGCTCTGTACAGAAGCACGTTCGCCGTATTGCAGTCACCCTCTACTATGTCACCTGCCGTGAATACGTTAGGTATTTCAGCGAAAGGCACACCTGCTTTTCTTACCCATGCACATGATCTAACTGCATTGGTGTGGAAAGTGCCTGTTGTTTCAAAGACCACGGACGTACACGAAGTGTTGTCTATATCGCTGTCTTTGAATGTTCTGTCTGCAAGATTGCCCACAGAGAATGTGACGATACCACCATCACGGCTTATGCCACTGTTAAGGTTGGACTGCGTATAACTCCATCCGCTCTGTACTGTTCTTGTCCTTGTCACCCAACGTGATTTTTTCTTCTTTTTCTTACCTTTCTTCTTGACGTAGTAGTATTCCTTTTCTTGGTAATACTGCGTCACGTATACAGGATCACGGCGGCAATATCCGAAGTTGGTATTGTAGAACGATAAGTCTATTGAGTCTGTGCCTACTACTTTATTGTTCAGTATGTATTTGACTGTTCCAAGTGTGCCACTACCTGTTTTTTCAATGGTGAAGCCTACAATCACGTTGTTGCCGTTTTTAAGGCTTACTTTGAATGTTCCTGTCTGTGCAGGTGCGCTGACACATAATCTGTGTACGATGTCAAATTCAAAGCCTATTGCCCCGGTTGCTGTACGTGCAAGTGTGCCTATGCCTGTAGCGTAGTTCTGCGTCTGACCTTTACCATTGTCCCAGAAAGCGTCTACGATACTGCCCACGCTTATACCGCTTGCAGTCCAATTGGTTAGGTTGTCAAATTCGCTGTTTATAAGTGTGCCGTTCTTGTTCAGTTCGTCAACGTCTATTACATCCGGGTTACCAAGTTGTATGATGTTTTCTTCACTGTCAAGGAAAGCAATATAACCGCAGTCACCATCTTCATTGTAGTCACCGCCGCTTTTGGCTGAAGCGAATGTGGCACGAAGCAAAGGGCGTGCAGGGCGTGTACCTGCATAGTCAAAGGTGAATGTTGCCGTATTGCCGGACTTTACTACGTCTGCGTCTGTTGAAGCGTGTACTATAGGTGCTACAGAACGCTTGAACGGATACGCACAGTATAGTTTCCATTCGCCCACTACGTTGTTTCTGCCCGGTTCTATGCTTGCGTCCATTATCGGTGTGCCTGTAAAGAACATCGTAGGTTCATCAGCGAAAATGAAGTCTGCCTCATCGATTGAAAGTATGTTATTCAGTTGATTGAATTTCGCTCTGAACTCTACTTCGTCTTCGCACAGTAATTGAAAGCCTATAGTCAGCGTCCTTGACGGATAGCGTGAACCCTTTGTCTTTTCGCCGTCTGCTGTGCCTACAGAATAGTTGTTAAGTTCTATTCCTAAACTTTCACGGCCTTTGACATAGAGCGTTGTATACCCATCTATCATGCGTTCAAGGTATCGTCCGTCCATGCTGACCGCTTCTTTAGGTAACGTGATATAAAGTGACGGATCAACAACATAGGTCAGTGTTATGTCACCGCTGTCACTCCAGACGTTGTTTGTGCCTACCAAGGTTTTGATGTCGGTAGGTAACAACTGTTCTATTGTCAGCGTGCCGCCTATGTTTACTACCTGCGCTCCAATAGATGGCGTAGTCCCCGGTGCGTATACATCTCTGTCAGAAATCCATTCGCCTGTAAGCGTTTCGCCATTGTATGAAGCGTAGTACGGACAGACTTCTAACTGTCCTGTAGTCACGTTCATTTGCTTGCCATAGCGTGTGCCGTTTAGGTCTACGGGATATACAGTTGCGTCCTCTGCATCTTCTGTAGGTGACACATAGATGTTTATTTCACTGTAACCGCTTATAGGTGCTATGTTTTTGTACACCGTCCTATGCCCCACAGGAACAGGAACGCTTCTCTCGTCTACATATTCCTCTGTGCCAAGTGGGGACACAATTTGAGGTGATGCGAACGGGGTTGACTGTTCGGTTGTTGGTGTTGCAAGTTCAACAACGATGTACCCACTTGGCTGTGTTGTCGTGCTACCATTTCTGCATATTATTCTTGTGCCTTGCTCGGTTATTCCGCCTGTAGAAATGCCGTTACCATTTCCCGCCCCTGTTGCTTTTCCTGTCTCGAAAGTTACATAGTTTTCAGCAATAAGGTTTGGTAAATCTGTTGGAGTTGGTGTACCTTTAAGCGTTGATATAAAAGGCGTGTACCAACTATCCCAAGTAGATTGATAACTCCAAGACTGTTGCGATAAATCAAGAAGTGCATACTTCCTCTGTATCTGCCCATCACTCGTCTTAACATCTCCATCAGCATATAGATTGCCGTTTGACAGTTTGAATATGCCTCGGAGGTCGTCGTTTCCAAGTGGGTATGAGTTGGATTCGTATGGTTCAAAAGACTTGTCTGATACCGAATTAAGACAAACCATCGGCTTTAAGTTGTAGTTGTTAATTATTGTTCCGCTTACGACGGCGCAAATACGGAATTTTACTTCTGTATCTTGTGATAATGTAAAAACTCCGTTGTTGTCCCACTGATTTGTAATGTATGCGTCCGTCGCACGATTACGAACTTGAACATATAAACCTGCGATATCGTTAGCTCCTATTACTCTATATGTCCCCGCTGATAATGTTCCAAATATTTCCGTAAAGCTATATCCCGTACTTGTTCCATTTACAGTCATAGTTCCATCAGAATTGGCTGTAAAAGTAAGCCCAGCGTTGGATAATGACGGCGGTAAAGGCATAAGATTCTTCCCAGTCGTCCTATGCTCACTTGTCTTTACGCTCACAAGACTGCCATCGTTGTAGGCGTAGTAGCCCTTTGTCAGAAAGCCGTATGACTTCAGCCATGCTATGCCACTTCCTGCTGTTGACTGCTCAAGGGAGTACACATAGTCTGCTATCTCTGTGCCGAATGTGGCGGTGAGGTCAATAACATAGAAATCTTTCAGTTGATCTTCATCATCTACGACGTACCCATTTGCTGAAGTTGTGTTGAACGCAAATTGGAACAAATGAAATACGGTACTGTTTGATGGTACAGTTATAATCGTTTTGTATTCATTCCATACATTCGCCGTTGCATTTGGAAGAGCAAAGCGAGCATTGTCTCCTGTTCCAGCCACCCTAATCAACCATAAATAAGGTTGTTTTGTGTGTGCAGGCTTTAGGGAGTATGAAACCAACAGCCTATGACTATTCGGTATCCTTATCGAATTGGTCGATAAAATATTGTTGCTCCAATCTGCCGTTCCTACAGTTGTAACTTTGTAAGTCAATATATTGTTTGCGACAGTCCTCGTACCACCTGTAGCGTTCCACCCTGCGTTTTCGGGAAAGTTGCCGTTAAAAGCAAGCTGATTCCACGCTATAGAGCCGCCTATGAGGGTGTCAAACTCGTTGTTGTATTCGTTGCCGTATTGTGGACTCTGACGCAGTAAGTAAGGTGCGGTGTTGTCTGGTGATACCCAAGGTGTGCCGTCCTGTTTAGGTTCAATGTCAGCGATCAAAGATGTTATGCCTGTGACATCATCCGGGTTTTCAAATGTAACTATACTGCCTGTTTCGGTTACAGGGTCTATTGATATAGCCTTTGTATCTCTGTATTTATATCCCATTATCTGATACCAACCTTTCTATTGGCTCTCATTTCACGCTGATTAAGTGCCGTCTGCATATCGCTTGCCGTTGCCCTTGCTATCTCACGTCCGTTCAGTTCAACAGGCACTATCACTTCGTACCTTGCCGATACGCCGTATTCGTATTCAGATGCCATAGCGTAACCCATAGCACTACTTGGGATGCTGACAAGGTTCTGCATTGCGTCTGTGACAAGCCTTGTGTTCTGCGTGATACCTTGTGCAAGACCTGCAGGTATCCATCTACCAACTTGTCTGTTCATTACCCTTGATGGCGAACCGATACCAAGCACTTTCTTGACGGCTTTAGGCAGTTTGGCGGCTAATGCTTTTACCCTTGCTACTACGCTGTCAAACTTGGACTTGATACCGCCCCAAAGTCCCTCTATCAAGTTTCTGCCTATACCTGCAAGGTTGCCTACACCGCTTTTGATCGCTGATGGTATCTTCCTTGCCAATGACGCTACCTTGCCCGGTATCACTGCAAACTGCCTTGTTATGCCCTGTATCAGAGCAAATATCAGTTGAACACCTGCGGCTAATATCTGTGGTGCGGCTTTTATAAGTCCTAACGCCAAAGTCTTTACTATATCCAATGCCTTTGATACTAAAGCCGGATTGCCCTGTCCAAGTCCCTGCACAAACTTTGTCAGCGTGTTCAGACCTGTGACTATAAGTTGTGGCAGTGCTTTTGCTATGCCCATGATTAGATTAAGCACCATGTTCGTACCATGCTGAAGAATTGACGGCAGGTTTTGACTCATGCCTTTAAGCAGGTTGGTCACAAACTCAACACCCTTTGGTATCATCTGCTGTGCCTTTACGCCTATATCGTCAAGCAACAGATTGAGTCCCTCGGTGAATGAAGTGGTATTCAGATACTTGCCCAGATCAAGGCCGTCCATAGAATCTATGAGCCTTGTCATGGCCTTTATACCGACTTGGCTTGCTTTGTCCCATGCAGGTGCGAATTTGTTTGCTACGGTTTCCTGTAGGCCGTCTGCGGCTTGACCCATAGTCTTATAGGTGGTTGCCATCTTCTGCAGTTGTTTGTTTGCACCTGCCTTGGCTATAGCGTTGAAGAAGTCTTCGGTGGCCACCTTGCCGTCCTGTACATCCTTTACAAGTTCTGTGGTAGTCTTGCCCATTTCTTTGGCTACCTGCGCTATACCTGCAGGGGTCTGCTCAAGCATGAGCCTAAAATCTTGCCACATGACTGTTGGTTTAGCCGCCATCTGCGTAGCCTGTGTGCTTAAGGTCTTCATTGCCTGTTTAGGGTTTTCAGCCGCCGCCGCTACCATGCCAAAGCCTTTGACAAGTGCTGTGGTGTTTTTTGTGCCTACCGCTTCAAGTTGTGAGAATGTCTGTGCCATGTCGGACGAACTATAGACAGTCTGTGCGGCAAAATTCTGCAGTTCTTTCTGCACTTTTGCCACTTCGCCGCCTTTGCCTATCATTTCCATGTTGGCTTTGAATGACTTCCATGCGGCGTTTGTGCTGTCTATTTCGACTATCAGTCCTTTCATGGCGTTGCCTATTGTGCTGATTGCAAACGAACCAACTTTCATAAGCGCACCAAAGCCAATGCCGGACTTTACCTTTGAGCCAAAGGATTCAGTCACGCCCATTGCTTTCTTCATGGTGGACGTGTAACTCCTGTCTTCAGCGGTTAATATCGCTTTTACTTCTTGCTGTGCCATGTTTCTTTTCCTTTAGGTGTCTTGATAAATTCAAAAATCTATCTTTTGGCTTTTTCTGTATCTTGTTTATTTCTGCTTCGTAGTTATAGAAGTCTTCAAATTTCTGATATACAGGCTTGCCTTGCTTCGTCATTGCCCCTGCTGATACTGTCAGCCATGCTACTTTGTGCAAATCGCATTCGTGATCTATGCGCTTCAGCACGTAGGCATTCAGCAGTAATTCATATTCCGGCAATGTTAGGCGGTCTATTTCATCAAGTGACAAGTCTAAATATCTCAAGCAATTGGTTGCTACTTCTGTATAGGTATCTCGGGATTCTCCGTCAGACGCTTGTACATTATCTTGCAACAATTGCTGTTGGCGAAAAAACTTTCTACGTCCTTGAACACCTTTTCAATGTCGGTGTCCGGGTCTTCTATCCACTTGTCAAATTCTGCCTGTTCAAGCCTTGGCGTGAAGCCTTTATTAGCCATCCGTAAGCACTCATACAGTGCTACCAGATCGCCGTCTATTATCTTTGCCATTTCGACTACAAGACCTATGTTCTGCGTCACGCCGTTGGCTTTCTGCGTATGCTTTGGGTCTATCTGTCTGATAAATCCCATACCGAAATTAAATTCGTATGTTGTTCCGTTTATGGTAAGTTCGTTTGTCATTTTTCCTCTCCTTGCAAAAACAAGGGGGACGGTTACCCATCCCCCAAAGTGTTAAGCCGATACGCCTGTTGCCGGAGTATCAGTGAATACGTAACTTGCGTCTTCCTGCTGATCGTCAGTTACAGTCACTTCGCCGTCTGCGCCGTTGCCGTTCACGCCTACAGTCATCTGTATCTCTACCATGTCTTCTGCATTGGCGGTCTTCTCATAGGAAGTGATGTAGCCTTGATAATAAGTGCCGTAGAATTTGTTAGTTTCGCCCTCGACAGGTTCATCAAGATTTGCTTCCCACAGTTCGATTATCTTGTCACCAAGCATAGCGTTTTTCAGTTTCTTGATGTCCTCATCTCCCTGTGCAAGTATGCAAGTTACCTGCTTCTCGATTTCGGCAGGGGACGGCGTTCTGATTGCTCCGTCCTTTGTAATGGTGCTGTCTGCATCCTTTGACAGCGAAATGCTGTCCTCTGTTACAAAGGCAAGTCTGAAAGCGTCCGCTGTTGCCTGTTCTTCAAGAAGCCTGTAAAGGTAAATAAGTTTACTTCCCTGTACTGCTTTCATGTTATCTCCTTGAATATGCTACCCTTAATGAAGTAAATCCCTGCATCAAAGGTGTTCCTGTTGTGTTATCTTCCAATATCTGTTGCTCGGTTTCGTTTAGCCTTACCATGTAGGCAAAGTGGTCTGTCTGTTCAATCGTTCTAGCTGTGTTCAGTACATCTTCACACATGGTGCTTATAGTCCCACGCATCTTATATGTACCCCATACCTGTACTACCTGCGTTATCTTGCCAATATTGCCACGCTTTAGGTCAAGTGGGTTAGACCATGAACCTGCAAGATAAATGAACGGATAGGGCGTGTTTTCCGGCGGTAAAGCACCATCATAGACGCTATATCCTTTCTTTATCAGTTCGGCTTTCAAGGCCATGAAGTATTCTTGCTGTGCTTTCATTTGGTCAACCTCTTTAAGTCGCTTATGAACCTCGGTGCTATAACATCAAGTGACGGCTGTGCAATCGGCTCTGGCGACATGAAACGTGTGCCTTTTTCTACGTACTCAACGTAGTCTGTGCTTGCTGTTACCACTGCACTCATGCCGTTGTTCTCCATCTTCAGATTTATTGACCCTGCAGTATCGCCAAGCGAATACCCCTTAACATAAGAAATGCTCGTTTGACGCTTCATCTGCCTTGTTAGGTCAGCACCATTCTTTGCAACTACCCTTTTGACATCGTTTAGCGTGACATTCTCTTTAAGGGTAGCAACAAGTGGCTCAATGCCCTTTATTTCTACTCTTGCCATTCGCTCAAGATAAACGCTTGCTTATTACGCAGGTTTATACACTGATCCACAGTATACGGCTTGCCGTCGATAGATACTCTGTCATAGGCGTAGTTCACTTTGTTCTGTAGTGACATTGTGATACTGCCCTGCTTTATTTTTCCATAGACAAGAAGCATAGTCTGTATGTCTGTGTCTATCAGCGAAGCATATTCAATATGTTCTTTTTCTACGTTTTCGGTGTAGTCACCATCTGCGTTGTAAACATCGGTGATTAACTGAAAGCGTACCTCTGTGTCATATCTCATATAAACTTCACCCTGCCCCTTGTTGTGG